TTGTTTTATGATATACAGCATAACTTCCTTTTACATTCTCAGTTCGTAAAGAACTTTTATCTTGATAAAAAAAGTCTAATCCTTTAGTCTGAATAGTAGCTGTTAATATATTTATTGAAGGTTTTTGTTTCAATAACCACTCAAATTCATGTCCACCATCTTCTCCTGCATCTGATTTATCATATTGATGTACTTCATAATCAGGAGTTATATACTTTATTACACTTTTATCTATTTCTACTGTAAAGTTAGGATGTTCTTGAGCCCGAATTGAAAAATTTACCTCATTATCCCATCGCATAATCTTAATCTGAGGTTTAAAATCTGACTGTTTTGAATCTCCTATTTCGATTTGAATACGATCTTTTGGATGAGATTTTATTTCTCTATGAAGAGTATTTTTTACAACTTTAAATTTAGAAGAAATTTCTGAAGATATATTTATTGGTAAATCTTTCATTCATTTTTCAATTACAATAAGTGATGCACTAGCTGATCGCTCAATAAAATTAACCGCAGTAAACCTATTTCCCAATTTATCATCTGGTACTGCTACATCTACAACCTGCCCAGCCGGTATAACTTCATCAAATGTCTGCGCATTACAATTCTCTATTCCCCACCTTAAATACACATCCTGAGTCAATGCATAACATCTTAAAAACTTCGTACTCGTATTCAATATTATCTCTTGAGAAGTAGACAAACTACTTACAACAGTACGCATCAAAGCAACTCCTTTTGGAGTTATCTGCATACCTTGTCCGTCTTCAAATTTTGCTTGTTCGTTAGCCATAGTTAAGGAAATGATATTGACGCACTTGGACTTGCACTGCCAGATGGACTGAGTGATCCTGAAGGACTGTAAGATGCGCTAGCACTACGAGAAGCACTGCCAGATGGACTTGCACTGCCAGATGGACTGAGTGATGCAGATGAAGAATAAGATCCACTAGCCGATGGACTCAAAGAACCAGATGGACTACTTGATGGCGAAACTGAACTTGATGGACTTAATGACTTTGATGCACTTTGACTTCCTGATAATGAAGGACTCAAAGACCCAGAAGGAGATAGAGAGGCACTGGCAGAAGCGGAAGCACTTTTCGAGGCACTAGCACTTGCACTGGCAGAAGGAGATAGAGAGGCACTGGCAGAAGCGGAAGTTGAAGCTGAAGCAGATTTAGATGCTGAAGCACTTGCACTTACACTTGCTGACTTAGAACCACTTGCTGAAGCACTTGCAGAGCTTGAAAGCGAAGGAGATATTGATGGTGAAGGACTGAGTGATGGTGAAGGACTGAGTGATGCAGATGAAGATGGCCCAGTTGTACCTACAATTGACCAAATAGCACTTGTAATATTTCCTATATTTACATACGCATTTCTTCCTGATGTAATAGAAATATCATAAAATATAGCTCCTCTGGCAAATCCAGATAATCCAGTAGGCAATGTTTTTCCCTCTGCTTCTAAAATATTATCAGTTAATGCATGATTTCTTGGATTTTGAGCATTTGTTACTCTGTCTGTATTCCAACGTAAAATTCTATTAGTACTATAAGGAAGAAGAGCTGTTAAGAAATTTGCATCAGTTGTACTTCTTTGAGCACTAGAAATAGCCTCAATTCTTGCGAGTTCATCTTGTGCTTCTCTAGGTAAATCGTATCTTGTTTGAAATGCTGCCATATATTCTCCATTAAAAAAAGCCTATTACTAAAAACCTAAATGCTTTTCTTAGCTTTAGGCCTTAAGCTTTAGGCTTTCCTAGCTTACCAATTGATCAGTTTAGAAAGTTGCGAATAATTCTGCCGCCATGTGTCGCATGATATCTTTTACTTTTGCTCCGTACACAAACAAATCTTTATATGCTGTTCCAAAGTCACCAATTAAATCTTCTTCCATTCGTGCATCAAGCACTTTTTCTGCAAATGTAAGCCAATTCTTGTGTCCTGCAAGAGCATGATATCCATTTGTATTGTCTCCGGTCAGTCTATTACTCTTAAAAAGTTTAAATCCTTGCAATTCACCCATATATCCTTTTTTAACAAGATTTTGATATGCTTCATCTACATGAAGTACAACACCTGTTCCTTGTACTAAAATTGTAAAGAATTCTGGAGGAACTACTAAGAATCTATCTCCATCTGGTACTGATGCATATCCATTCTTTTCAGCAAGATCAAGTTTTTGTTTCAAAAGTGCAATTTTATTCAAAATATTCGATGCCGTGATTGTAATTTTAGTCGCTGCTTCAACTGTAAAGGTTGAAAGTGCTGCAATTGCTCCACCCGTATAGGCTGTTGCTACATCATCAAAATCATCTTCAATTACCATAGAAGTTGTTGAAGTAAAGGTTTTTACTCTATACCATATAGTATGACCAGATGCTTTAAATCCTTTTCCTACCATTCCAGATGTAAATGTAGTACCAGCTCCTGTTACAAGCCCTGTAGTTACATCCACTGTAACTGTTCCCGTTGATTCATCAGTTCCAACTCTATTACCTGCTCCAACATCTCCATATAATGCGAATGCAAAAGAATCCATGTTCTTTGATCGCTCATTAGATACCTGAGTAACAATATATGGATGTGGGGTTTTAATGTATGAAAGCCATCGTGCGAGTGTTTTTTCTTTCCAATAGAAAGATTTATATTGATCAATAATAAGTGCTCCATTATTTTCACTAAGAGAATCTGCGGTAAGTGCTGTATCAGCGTATGTTTTTTCTGAGAGTTTACTAAAGTCGAGGATGTTCAGTTTGGAACCGATTCCGTTAATTTCACCTTCATAGTTTCTATTAACGATAGAATCTAAAATATCTGTGTCATACACTTGCTGCATGACTTTGCTTGAAAAACCTTCTGCTATTTTTGTTCCGTATGCTGACATAATGATAAAAGTTGTAGATTAAACTTTTACCGTCTCTATAAGGAGGTTAGGAAGTATTATCTATTGATAACTATACAAACGAGGTTTATTCTTTGTCAAGGGGTCAATATTATAAATCATTTCCTATTTTCCCATCAGCTAGTAATTCTTTCCATTTATTATAATCTGTTTCTCTTAATCTTCTTCCTTGTTCATACGTTAATTTATCAGATGTTTTATCTATTTCTTTTGATCCTCCCTTTGCTCTCTCAAACATTCTTCCTTTATTTGATTTCGCATTTTTACTATCTTCATGTAAAAAAGCTGAAACTAATATATTAAATGGTACGCTATTATTTGCTTCTTCAGTTGCAAATGTCTTAAATTCCTCAGTTTTTCCTTCAAGTTCCGGATGATCTACCAGTGTCTTAGGATCATCTACAAATACTTCAACTGAATCATTCCACTTTTCTATCTTTGTTGCCTGTTCTTTTGCCTGAGATATTACTTTTCTCCAATTACGACTAATAACAGTTTCGCGAGCTAATGTCTTTTCAACATCACTCATCACATCCCAATCAGTAAATTCTTTTGTTAATTCTTCATCTGTTGGTTCCGGTATCTCATCAGCATCAGTTAATGCTTTATTAATTACTCTATTTTTGGCGTATATCTTCTGATTTTCACGAGCTGAAGCAGAAGATTTTTTCTTCTCTGCTTCTAACTTCTGTTTAAGTGCTTCTTTCTCTTCTTCCGAAGGCTCAGCTTCTTCTTCCTCTGGGATTATTTCTTCAACAATTTTTTCAACTTCTTCCTCTGGGGTTATTTTTTCTGTTGATTCCTCTTCTTCCGGAAGATTTTTTTCTAGCTTATTAGCTTCCTCAATAGCAGCTTCTTCTTTTGCTTTGAGTTCTTCTGGTGTAGGTTTTACGTGGTTATTTATCGGTTCTAGCATCTTGTTTTACCGTCTCCGTTTTTTCGGAGGTTTGGTTTATTGTAAGAATACTCTCATATTCTTCTTCTTGTGATCTTTTTAAGTAACTTCTTCGTGCTCTTAAAAAGAATATTTCATCTTCATTCAACTCTTCAGGATTTTTCTTAATAATTGCGTCAAAATATGCCTGTGATCGTGGATCCATAACTATATACTAATCAAAAAGTTTACTCTATGTCAAATTTACTTTCCTTTTTTAAAAGCTTTTAACTTATTCTGATACGCATTTATAGCAGCACCTTTTCCAAATTTTGCTTGTATCTTCTTAAAGTTTCCTGTAGTTTTTGTTCTTCCAATTGCTTTAACAGCAGCCATTCCATGTTTACCTTTTGGTTTATGACCCATCGCTACAGTATTTAACTTTAATTTCTTTTTTATAATCATATTTATCATCTACCAACCATACCAGAGATCATATCTTCTAAAGCTTGTTTTGCTCGTTCCGGCGAAATTAAGAATGACTCAAGCAACATATAATTCTGAAGCCTTGCTTTGAGTAGTATTTGTTTTCTATTCTCAAACTTAAATATAAAGACACGAATAAATTCAGGTTCATTAATCAACTCTCTCTCGACTGCATTCCGCATCGCAATAATGTAATCTCGAAGCTTCTCATTAGACATCTGGGATTTCTGAACATCTTCTAACATTTTAAAGTAGGTTTCTTTCTCCAAAGAATTAAAATCCTCTACTTTAGCCCCAAACTTTTGCTCTATTTCTTCTGTAATTGTCATTGTAATTGCATTGCAGGTAATGGCGATGTTTGTGGTTGCCCGAGTGGAGGCTGTGCTGATTGAGTAGGTACAATTCCTGTCCCATTTTGAGCCATCATCTGTAAATTCTTCTGAGCTAACATAATCTCATTTATCTCATCAGGCTTCAAATCAGCCAGTTCAAGTGATTTTCTTTGTATAATTTCAAGCAATTTAGGATTACCAGGCATTAAGTTTAATGATGCAATTCCTTTATTCAAAGCATTTGCATCATTTGATTTCTTTTCATCCTGACTCCATACTTTTACTCTATATCCAGCCTTTGTCATCCAATCTTTTGGATTTATTTCCCGTTCAAAAATATCATTAGTATTTTTCCCCTCTTTATATATCTTAACTGCATCTAATTTATCAGAAGCCGCTTCTATTAACTTCAAAAACTTTGTTGCTCTTTGCTTCCATACATGAGTATAAAACTTAGATATACCTTTTGTTCGTGCCTTTGCTTCTTGTTGCGCTAACTCAACCTCACCAAGCGTTCTATTATTTTGTGAAATAGCTCCTTGCTGTGTTGCTGTCGCTCCTGTTGCCTTCTCAGTCATAGTAGCCACATAATTGATTTCATCGAGTGATTCAGACAAATCGGGAATATCTATCTTCTGAAATACCTCAGAAAGATTTTTTCCTCCCGTTGGTACAGGATACCATCCCCAAGGAAGAGGATTAAATGTACCAGGTACAAATCCATCAGCTTTTATAGATGAATCATAATAATGCATTCCAAAATTACGAAGCATTCTATTTTCAACCAATTGACTAAACCATGAATTCATTACTTTATTAGGTACTCTTACAATATCTGCTATCCCATCAGTCCAAAAATCCTGCTTATCAATATCATCACCCCAAGTATTATAATTATAATGAGTTCTCCAATAATGATCAGAAGTTATACCAATTATCTTTTCTTGTGGTTTCTTCATTAAAATCGTCTGATTCTCTGCCTCAACATAAGCAAATATTTGATCTTCATCAGTTATTTGTTCTTTTCCATTCTCATCATTCCATTTTTCACCTTTTTCTCTAAATACCCTATGCATTGTAAGTTCTACATATGTTTCACCAAGAACCGGATCTTCTATATCAGGTACTCCCATATCAGCCATTTTCTTATTTTTATATTGTAAAGTATTTTCATTATCTCTTGCTTTTATAATGCCAAGCCTCGATTTAAAAAATTCTTCCAACTTCTTAATTTCATCTTGATTATAATCTGGATTATTTTTCAAAGTACTCAAAGGTTTAAATATATGAGTATGAACCAAAAATCTGGAAGAATCTATATCGTATGGATTCATAAATCTAGCAACTAACATATCCTCTGGATCTTCAATATCAAATACAATTTTCCCATCTTCAACCTGCCAAGAATCAAACGTACGACCAAAAAAGAAATCCTGTTTCTTATCTACAATATCTTGAATTTCAGCATTGTTTTGTTCAAGTGTCAATTTCCAATACTCATTCTGAAATAACTCAGCTTGTTTATCATTATCTAAATTTTCAAAGAGGATAACAGGAAGATCATCAATATCTTTTAAAACAGTCCGGAGTGTAGTCTTCATAAGGGGAAGATTCACTGATTGACGCTGAGTTAAACGATTAATAGTAACTTTATCCCTATATAACTCATAGTTTTCTCGCCAATCTTCTTCACGTCTGCGTTTATAGTTAAATCCAGCCTGTTTATTATTAACAAGCATCATTAACTCTAGATTCTGAGGAATAACATCATTCATAACATAAGAGTAAAGTATAGTTTTATTGTATGGCAAGTATTATCCAATATTTGGATAATATGGCAATACACCACCTACATCTCCTGGTTGCCATTTAACAGTAGACTTACCAGAAGACAAAGCATATCGAATAGCATCCATATGGTGATTCCAAATATCGGTAGGTTCATTCGTAGTTTTTCCTTCCCGATCTACTTTCCAAAGATAATTTCTATATTCTTTCAATGCATTTACACTTCGTTTTGTAATAAATATTTTCTGAGCTTGAACAGCTTGTATTCCTTGTCTTACAGAATCAG